CAGACTCAAATGTTCCAGACGCAGGGAGTCTGCAGCTGCCCGAACCCTTCGGGGGAAAGGGCACTAGCCTTTTGGGCTGTGGACAACTTGCAGGACGCCAGTTGCTTAGCAACTTGCGCTTTCACGGCGTCACACAGTGACGCTAAGTACAGGAGAGCCCCTTAGGAGCATCTCCTTCAGGTTGAGATCTAAGAACTCAACCTTCTCCCAATCGACTTCGTCGGTTGTGGGATCAATGGCATTACCTAGCGGATCAACCGCTACGGTAGTTACCTGGCCCAGGTCGATATAGGTCGGCTCAGCCGCCTTCTTCCTGGCCGCGTCAATCAGAGACAATTGAATTGGCTCTGATTGGTTTACTATCTCGAGTGACTCGAGTATAGTCCAGCACCGGCTGAGCCTGTGCTTGATAGGTGCTACTCTTAAAGAGTTTTCACCCGATTCGCCTGTTAGGAGTTTCCTTACTATGTAAGGTTTCTCCAACAGTGCTGTAAGGTCATCTACTGTGTAGATGTCCTTTTTCCGTGCCTCGGATCTAACCCGGGCACCGGTAAGCTGACCCTGTGGGTCAACTTTAGACTTCACGTCGTTGTACGACATGAGGTCGAACTGCTCTAGGATTTGATCCAGAGCATTTTGTTGAAAGTCATCGACTTTCACACCTCTCTTGGCCTGTGGTTTCCACATGCCATAGAGTGCACCTCGTACTTCGTACTTGGTGTCAAGGCCGTCTAAGACAGCCTTGTAAGCCTTCCTGAATATTTCAGGGAGGTTTTCAGCACTACGTTGAACGTTTGTGCTGAGTCCTAGCCCGCCAAGCGGGGTAGGCATTGCCACCACGGCGGTCATAGACCTGTTATTCGTGGTTGGCAAGTAGCTACCGAAACGGTAGCGTAAACGAGAGATCGCAATGCGACCTTTCACTACCATTCCCTCTTTGAGGTACTGGATTGAATTGGCAACTGCTTTGCACTTGCCAATGTACGAGGAAACTTCGTTTTCTCGTTCAGACCCCTTCCTAAAAGGAGAGAGGTTGCGTATCTTTATGGAGTCCACAAAGATACTCTCCGGGTAGACTGAGTCTACTCGGTTAACAGGGATGTCGATACGACTTCCCTGGAAGTACAGTAGTTTCTCTGTATAAACTACTGCAACGGTTGACAAGCCATGCTTGCCAGCCGAAGGTATACCACCCACGCGGCAGTGCTGCGCGGTGATACCATTGAGGTACTCTGGGGGTCCGGCCGCTAAGTGGTCGTCTCCCCCCAGATGGAAGATCCTCCATGAAGGAATACCGCCGAGTTCTTTGAACACGGGGACCTTCATGTAGTGCGCGAGCGCAATGCGCTCTACGCAAAGTCCCAGTAGGATTAGCAGCGGCTTAGCCAGCGGCTCTCCCATTGGGATACCACGACAAGTCTCTAAGAGACTTTTGTCGGGAAAGTTCACAAGGCGTGGCCCTATGAACATTTTCAGGTTGTTGTACAACCTGGTTAAGCCAGCTACCTCACAGAGGCCTGCTAGCTCAGCATCGGCTATTCTATAGTCGATGACATCGGTTGCCTGTTTCAGGTCCGATGAAAGTACCTTATGCCCTTCTATAAGATGGGCTTGAGGGTACTTCTGCCAGACGGAAAGGCTTTGCCACGCCTGGTCTGCCCTCAGCAACACTGAGTGTGCTGAGGGATGCTTTGCGAGATACTCGCAGAGCTCGTGGCAGTATGGTTGCTGAGCAACTAATACCCACCACGTTGTGCAAGTCACGATACGTGCCTTGCCTCCAGGTTCGGAAACCGTAACCTGTCTTACGGGCAGGGGCTCAGCCCCTTCCCTGATCCAGCGGTCTCGCATAGCGATTGCCGCCAAGAAGATCACTTCACCGAAGTGCTCATCTGCGCCCCAAAGTTCAACTTTGCGGTCTAGAATCTGCCCAACTTTGTTGGACAGAAATTCTGCGTCGCCTTCGGCTTCGCAGATTGATCTCCACCTGGGGACACCCCTAGGGAGTACTACGTTAACGCCTTTTCTGAGAAGAGGCGTCTGTTCGGGCTCGCTTGGCGTGCCCGTAGCCCAAGGGATTATATCCCTGTAGGCTTCGGTGGCCATGCCACCGTTCTTCACCTCACTATCCAGCGAACCGCTGTTCGTGAGGCTTACGTGTGCGGAGCTTAGCTTCGCACCCGACCACAGATGCTGCATAAGTAGGCCAATGTACCTACCGGCATCTGTGTGATCCCTGACAGCTGAGCTGTCTAGGTCACAGGCTACTGAAGTAAGTTCTTTGAACTTTTCAATAGCCTTTTTCTCCTTGTTGAACCCGCCATTGGCGAGATTCCTCGTGGAGATAAGGTGTGCGAGATTCTCGCACTCCCTTTTACACGTTATGCCTTTGGCGTAACGTGAGAACGTGTCTACTTTAAGTAGCACGTTCCAGAAGATGTTCCCTTTAAGGGTAGCATCTGAAGATACCTGCACCTTACAGGCGCAGGTATAGAAGTGGAGGACAAAGTCCTTCCACTGGTCTACAACGTCATCGACGTTGTAGGTTGAAACCTTGAGTATCTTAGGGACTAAGACCCTAAGCCACTTTCGGTTTTCTCTTTTGAAGAGTGACTCTTCAAAGAGTACTAGGCAGTCTAGAAGACTGTCTAGGTTCTCAAAGACCCTCCGGATCTGAGAGACTGGCCGAGAACTCAGTATCTCGGCATCTCGGCAGGTCATAGACCAGGCCGTCTTCAGGTGGAAGCAAAGCTTCTTCCTGAATCGCTCATAGGCGAGGGCTTTGCCCCTTTTGCCTAGAGCGTACCCAACATAGTTGGGAACGTAGATCTTCCTAGGTGGACACCACAAAGTGGTTCCGTCCCACCAGGGTACAAGCTCCTCCTGTTTGCAAAGCAGGAGTTGCTGCGCTGTCGAGCAGCGCTGACCTTCATGAGTCTTCACTGTAATAGACACGGCTAAGCCAGTGCCTGTTACAGTTACTCTGACAGCTAAGCTGTCAGCCCCATGAAGGGTTCCATCGACTGAGTCGACGGCCGAGTCTCCCTGCGCCGTTGCCCCGAAGGGGTAGGCAAGAGGAGGCGTCAGCTTCTGGAAC